ATTTTATTTCCTATCTTCAAATATCTTCTTTTTTAGTCGGACTAAAAATCTTTGCATCATCAAAATATTCCCAAGTTTCACTAAATCCAAAATCATCATCATAATCAGCAGATTCTGGATCTGGTGTCAAAGTATATCTCATTTCTCTCTTAGCAATTGAAACGTCAGTATTAGTATAAGAATCAACTTGAATTTTGCGAATAAGACCATCAGTTGTTGCTGATATTGGTCCAAACATAAACGTTTTTGCGGTAAAATTTAAAGTATAAATTAATAATCTTCTTGTCGAAAAATCTCCCTCATAATCATCTGTAAATGAAATATTATCTAAAACAACAGGCACATCTCTTTTTTCTCCTATAGAATTAACTAAATTCACAGATATATTAAATGATGGTTGAAAATATGGTAATATTTGTTCAATTATTTGTAGAGCATCATCATTTAATTTTGAGATTATATTCAATTCAAACCCAATATTATAGGGAACTGGCATAAAAACTTTTTTTAAATTTTGACCATCTGACGCTTTGAATGTTTGTGTTATTCCGGTTTTTCTTGATGGATCATATTCAAGAGAAACCATTTCAAATGACATTCTTGGAAGAGTAATTTGAATTGGTTTATTTAAATCTGCTTGTTGCTGCAATCTTGAAAGAAACTTCTGCGAAGGACCATACGCTAAAGGAACTTTGATTTCACTATAAGTATCGTCATTTTCATCCAAATGACGAATGTACAACTCGTTAAATAATGTTCCAAATGCAACTATAGTTTTTCGTATAATTTCGTGATAAAAATAAGTTCCTAACATTAGTAATTACCGAATAAATTTTCTTCTGAGAAATCTAATATACTATCTGCTTCAAATTCAATCTCTTCATTTTGTTGGTATTTATCTACGTAATCACCCTCAGATACTGATTTTAAAGTATATATTGCAGAAGAGGCCGATCCAACAATAGTTTCTCCAGGAGAAAATTTACCATCTATAATTCCAACTTGTAAAATTTTATTTGGTTCAGACCAACTTTTAACTCTAGATGTTGTTCCTGAAATTGTTCCAGTAACAACTTCATTAAATTGATATGTTCCTATTCCGGTTATTAAAGGAGGATTTGCTATTGTTATTGTAGGAATTCCTACATATCCAATTCCAGCATCCTCTATTAAAATTTTCGTTATAGTTCCACTTGTTCCAACAATAGATCTAGTTTTTGCAGTTATTGCGGATCCAACATTTGGTGAAGTTACTACTACAGATGGAGAGTTGACATATCCTTGCCCTGAATTTTGAATAGACAATTTTCCAATTCCATTATAAGTTGTTTCTATTTCAGCAATTGCCTTAACACCAGATCCACTTCCGTTCGGAAAAATTGTAACTGTTGGTGCAACAGTATAACCAGATCCTGGATTAACTAATAATATTTCTTTTATTGAACATACTCCACCTTTACATCTAGTGAAAACTTGACCAGATGCAGTTGTTCCTCCAGTTGGAGCTGGTGTAAATGAAACAGTTGGAATTCCGACATAATCATATCCATCATCAGTTAAAACAACTCTTCTAACATAACCACTAACTAATTGAGTAGTTGCTGTTGCTGTTGCTCCAACACCTATTAGATTAAGTGATGTAATATATCCTTGATTTTGTAAAGTATTGTCTAAATTTTCAATAGAAGTATTATTATTACTAAAACCACCAACTTCATCTTCATATTCAAATAACTCACATTTTAATTCATATACATAAGTTCTGCCTAATTGATAAAATGGTTGTTCATGCTCTACAAATTTGATTTCAAATAATCTACCCCCGAGAGGAAAATAAATTAAATCGCCTTCTCTAGGTCTAAGGTAAACTGCAATTTCACTATCATCAATATCAGATAAAAAAGGAGAAATAAAATCTTCAAAACGTTCTTTTGAAATTACTAAGCTTAACTCATCCCTTAAACTCATTCCGAATTTTGTTAAAATATCTCCAGATCCAGAATAACCCTCATAATTATTAACATATGCCTCTATTGAAAAACTATCGTCAAATTTTGAGGTCGTTACTTCTCTTAATATATTATCAATTTTGATAAAAGTTCTGGGAAGATACAAAACTTCAACCCCATACATCTGCAATTGTTCATTGATGAGACTTTGTATTAGTCTTTGTTCACCTGGGGATCCATTTAAAAAAAATGAATTGAGAGTCATAACTTATCCTATAAAATCGTAAGGTGGAAGTTCATACTCCGATGACATTTTTTGTCTTATAGATTCTAATTCTCTTTCGGCATCTTCATATAACTCTCTACCATTTAATTCAATTCCACCAGGCAACTTAACTCCCCTAAACTTAATTAAATTTTGTCCCCATTGCTTTTTCAGTAAAGAAGTTAAATATGGTTTTAAAAAACTATCATTATAAACCTTAGTAAAATCATTTGGATCTAAAATGCGAAAGCAATCTATAACTAAAAAATCTCCAGCTCCAATTCCTTCCCAGTTAAAGTCTAAATATAATCTATTTTGCCTCTTGTTAAATCTAACTTGCTTATCTGTTGTTAATAAAAAATCAATATCTTCTAGATATGATTTAACCATTGAATATTGTAATAATTGTATAGAATTAAAATAGTAAAGATCATTTAAAAATAATTGATATTTAATACTAAACATTCCCGAAGAAATTGTACTTGCATTAAACTTAAATAATTTTTCAACACCTATTACAGAATCTGGAATTTGTATGTAATTTGATGATTCATAAAAATTAAAAGATTTACTAACACCATTTATAGTTGAAGTTCCTGTTGTAGTTGTTATTCCAGGTCCTTTTGGATCTTTTGCAGATGCTTTTCCCCTATCAATATCTTCTTGGGTTACTTGATATTTTAAATACATTCTTTCAACACCATCAAAATGCCTCTCATTAAAGTACTGTAAGGCATCATCAACTAAATCATCTATTTGTTCATCATCTATGTTAATTTCTAAGACAGGAGCACCTAAACGTCTTAAACAATAATCAATTAATTCTTTTCTACTTGAAGGTTTTGCCATTTAATTACTCCTATCGGGTTACTCCTTCTCTAACTAAAACAGAACCTTCAATAACTCTCGAAGCAATATTAGAAATAGTATTAGTTACTAAAACATCATAAATGTATCTTCCAGGTTTTAATGTAGAAGTTTCACTTTTTCCTAATCCAATTCTAATTTGTCCATTTGACGAATTTACTATATTAGTTGTAAATGTTGTGACTCCAACACTTCCATGCCATTTTCTCATTTGAGATTGTACTGTTGAATTAGATAAATTTAATGCCGCATCCGTAGCACTATTAGTCAAATAAAAATCTTGGGAGAAAGTTGCACCAGAATTAATTATTAAATTACTTACATATACTGATGCCATTGAAAAAAAAATAGTATTCTAAAAGGTATTTAGGTTAGTATTTAAATTTATATTTGATATAACTTCTTGTTGTTGTAAATACAATTTGCAATACAATTTAGAAAAATTTTTAAGTTCTTCTATGTCTAATTGATCTATAACTCTACAATGCTTTTCATATTCAAATAATTTGTTTATTGATTTAATTTCAATTTCTTCTGGTCTCATTCAACAAATCTCCCAATAAAGTTTTGATTTCTTCTAAATCCTTTTTAATGGTATTTATTTCCTCCTTTTGCTTTTTCTTTTCTTCTTTGATTTTAATATATTGTGAATAACTATAATCATCCATATTAACTATAGCTCCAGTTTTTTCATCTCTGTATAAATTTTTGTGATTTTCTATGGGCAACATAATTTTTATGCTAATGCAATAACTCTTAAATCTTTAAATCTCAATGGATAAGACTCATTTGTTCCTATCATTACAATTTTTATAGAAAATCCAGTAAACTGTTCTAAATTATTAGCAGTAAACTGGTATTCTGAAAAATCACCGTCACTATTTGCAGGAACAAACACATCAGATAAACCATCATTTAATGATCTATCAATCACTATATCACCAATACCATCACCATCCGAATCTTTTAAATTTAAATAACCTGGGAAATATTCATACGATTGATTAACTTCACTAGAATCTGCTCTTATTAATTTGTATAAAACTCTAAAATTGCTAGAAGAATGTCTATATGCAGTAGTAATAACTTTTAATGAAGTTGCTGGTTTTAATAAATTAATTTGATTCGAAATGTATACCGATGAGTGTGGATCATCTATTAAAGTGTTAGATCTGGAGTCTGAAGGATAGTTTGAAATCGGTCTATTCAATCTGTTTCTAAATCCAATAAATGAAGCGGAATTGGTAATATCTACCATTGGCGACAAATTAGAATTTTGTGTTGCCAAATTAATTCCAAAAATAATTGATTTTGAATTAGTAATATTAGTAATATTACTTACTTCATTAATTTTAGAACATATAATTCTTGGAGTTGTAAAATCATTAATTTCATTAATTGAAACTGGTTCAAATTGTTGATCTAAAAACGAAGTTTCAGATCCATTTGCACTAGTTCCTGATACGGATCTTAATACGGAATTAATAGATGTATCTTTTGGAGAAATTGTATTAAATGCTGGTAATAGTGAAGTATATTGATAATTTTGTGTTGCCTTGCAATTTAATCCTCCTGAAGTTTTTTGTTCTGTAAAACTTAACCAAGTTTTGTCAGATCTAGGTATTTTTAAATAATATTCGTCAATATTTTTAATAGAATATAACAATGGTGAGACATTTTCTGAAGGAATTGTGTGTGAAGTGTTAATTCTAATTAATGAAACACCATTAACTTCATACTTATAGACCAAATCATTAATTTCGTGGTTTCTAGAAGAAGATCCATTAACAGATCTATTTAAAATATTTAAAACACCAACTCCCACGCTGTTGTATGATATAATTTCATTGTTTATTAGTACATAACCAGTATTAACACCAACTGGATCACCTTCATAATTCATGAAAATTGCAGTATTAGCAACTGATATTTGTGTAGATGATGCAGTAATTGATGATGTTAATTTTTCTGGAACAGTGTCTGGAAAGACTCCGCTAATAACAACTTTGTTATTATTTCCATGCATACCATGATTGTAATGTTGAACTTTAAAAACATCACCTTTATACAAATCACTAACATAGTATGAAC